CTCAAGATACATGTGCTGACAGAAAAACAATATTGAAAGCCATTAACTCCTTAATTTCTCATGGTCTTATAAAGAAGACTGGAGAGTTTCGCGGATCGACTAAATCTACTCCAGTTTATGAGCTAATTGGTGTTCCAGTTAGAGAGAAAAAAGCACCCAAAAGCAGTGCCAAAAGTGGTACCGGTCCCAAAAGTGGTACCGGTACCAAAAACGGGATGGGTAGCAGTACCAAAAACGGGATACCTAAGCAGTACCAAAAACGGGATACAGAACCATTAAGTATTAACCTATCAATTAACCATAATAATCCTCCTATACCTCCTTACGAAAAAAATTCCTCATCCACATCGCAAATTGACGAAGTCAATGCGCAAGGAAGCGAAGCTGACTGTAGTGACATTAAGAAACCCAAAAAACAGAAAGTGGATTTCAATGCAATCAAGGAATCATGGAATGAGGTTGCAGTGCAGAATGGTTTATCAAGATCTCTGGTGTTAACGGACAAAATCAAAAACAACATTCGAAAGTTGATTGTTACAGCAAGACAAAGCGATAGGGGTGATTATTCAGACACATCGAGGTGGTCAAGATATTTCAGTGTTTTGATTTCTGAATCTAACCGAATAGAACCAAGACACAAAAAACTTGAATGGGCAACAAGACCTGAGACTTATAGGCAACTTTTGGAGGGAGTGTATCAATCAATGGGAGATAAAAATTGAACACAGAGCAAATCGTACTTGGTGGCATGTTGCTGAACCAGGACGCAGCACGAGACTTATCGGACAGATTAGAAGCAAGAATGTTCACGGGTCAGACCGATGATGTGCAGCATTCGTTGGTTTATGACACGATCTTGCAAAACCTTGATGATGGGTACAATGCGATATCCATCTACGATCAGCTTGGAAGTAGCTATGGGGTGTTGGAACTCGTCAAGATAGCAAAGGACTATGGTGCTGATATTGGCTTGATGAGAAATGCAGAGGCGTTGATCGTCAATAGTTTTGAGATCGAGAAAAATAAAATAACAAATTCCCTTGCTAGAAACAAAAACGCTGAACAAGCTGCGGAAGAATTGCGAAACCTAACCAGCAAAGCCGAAAACGCTATTGTGATGCCACGTATCAAGAGCTGTTTGGATAACATGCCTGGTATGGTTGAAAGGCTAAAGGAAAAGGCCAAAAAGGGTATGGTTGGCTTGCAGACATCAATTCCCATGTTGAACGACCTTACTGGAGGATTGCAACGTGGAACCATGACAACAATCGGTGCAAGACCTGGCATGGGTAAAAGTGCAATGGGTGTGGCTTTGGCAGCTGATTGTGCAGAGCAGGACCACAAGTCCTTGTTCATCAGTACGGAAATGTCTGAGGACACACTAGTTGCAAGAGCACTGGCATCCAAGGGCAATATTCTTTGCGAGAACCTTGTGCTTTACCCAAACCGCCTTGGGGATGCTGACTATCGACAAATCGAAGTGGCAAGCTACTACCTCAAAAACATGCACTTGGTACAGAAAACTCCAATCACTATCAGCCAAATTCGCAATCTTATTCGTGAAATGAAGCGAAAAGTGGGAATCGACATGTTGGTGGTCGACTATCTGCAAAAAATATCTGGCGTAGGCCAAAACATGATTGAGCGCATTGGCTCAGTTGCAAGAGGATTGCGGGATATTGCTGTTGAATTTGATATTCACGTCGTAGCACTTGCTCAGCTTAATCGTGAGTCGGAAGGTCGTGAACTACCCGTCATGGGAAACCTCAAAGGTAGTGGGGACATTGAGCAAGAGTCAGACTTGATTTTGTTTTTGCACAGAAATGAGGATGAAGAGGAGCAATGCCATTGGCTTATGTGCATGAAAAATCGCTCTGGCAAAATGCACGATATACCCGTTGTGTTTGAAAAAACTTATCAGCGTATCAAGCAAGATCGTTGCCCAGAATCCAGAACCATGAAGAAAAAACGCCAGTATCACGACAAAGGAGATTTGTGATGACTATTTTGCAAGAAATACAAGCATTCGAATCCAGACACAATATCAAGCTCGATAAGAAGGTTGTGCAAAGCATTTTTCGCAATCGTTACAAGATAGAGGAAAAGAAGCGTTTTAAGCACGTTTTGAGTTATACCCTAGGCATACCCATTAGTGGGTATTAAAAATGCTCTTAAAATGAATTAAATTAGCTTACAGGGGTATTTTGAATATGGTTTCTAGGGTAAACATCAAAAATTTAAAAGAATTCAAAGAGAATACACACAACAAGGAATTAAAATGAATAAAATTTCTGATAAAGCTATGAAAATTACTAGAGAGCAAGCAATAGACTTGTTGTATGGAATTAATCAAACGGAACTACAGAAAGAAAAATACATAATGGAAATGTATTCTGACAAAGATTTTATGAATACTGTTAAAGAAAAATTTCCCCTAGACAACTACACAACAAAGCGTTTTTTTAGAAAAAATGAAATTGATTACTTTTTACGTTGGCAAGATATTAAATTGTATATAGAAAACATCGCATTGATGAAAGCATATGTCACTAAAAAAACTTAAAGTGGGTTGGGAGTATTTAGAAATGATAAATTCTAAAGACAAAGGCAAACGTGGAGAACGTGAATTTGCTAACCTGCTAAAAAAATATGGTTTCAATGCCAGGCGTGGACAGCAATACAAAGGCACTAAGGACTCGCCAGACGTTATATGTGACGTTTTGCCTTTCCATTTCGAAGTCAAACGTGTGCAAAAACTCAATCTTGACAGTGCAATGGACCAGGCAAAAAAAGATTGTGGCAATAACGAACCAGTAGTAGCCCACAGAAAAGATCATCACAAATGGCTCATCACTATCGATGCTGAGTATTTCCTAAAAAATCTAGCCACGGAGGCAATCGAATGAAAATTGATATTCAAACCAATGGCATGTTCTTAATGTTGCTCACAGTGCTATTCATCGGCTTAAAACTATCCCACGTCATCAACTGGTCGTGGTGGTGGGTTCTCTCGCCTATATGGCTACCACTTATCATTTCTCTAGTAATTCTAGCTATGTTTGTAATCGGATATTTAATTATTAAACAGTGGGGTAAAAAATGAACAAAAAACCCTGGGATAAACCAAATTTAAACAAAATTTCCCCTTCACCATATCAGACAATTTTGCTTCTACTCCCCAAGTATAGAACATTCAATAAAATAACATCCGCATCAGGCATTGATCGTTCTACAGTCAGAAGAATAGCCTCAGGAGAAATACAAAATCCAACCTACCGGACAATGCAAAAATTAATCAAAATAATTTTTTAATGGGGTGCACATGCCCCATTTTTTTTGATAAAATACCTGGATCAAAATTAATTCATAGGTGACTTATGATCGTCTCTGCATCAACCCCAGGATATCAGCTCTGGTCAGATGACTTTTCCGAATATTATGCTCAAAACGATATTTGGGTTAAAGACAAAGTAAACGTTAATTATGAAATTTTGCAAGGTAACATTCGTCAAGATACTCCCGTGGGTTGGTGTAAAAAAGTGACCGGGGAGTATGTTTTCCGGATTGGTCTTACTGTTAATGCGATGCCGAGTAATACAAAAATATTGGTATTTCCATTCGAATGTCAATTTAACCAAGTTTATACGGCTTATATGTCAGATGGATCATCCTTAAATTTAAATGTTGAAACAATTAATGGGGTAACTGAGGTAATGACTTTGGAAGAAAGCCCGAACGATACATTGGTTATTCATAACTTGGAGCTCATTCCTAAAAATATTAAATTATAATTTCTTATCGAAATTCGCCGTAAAACCTCTTCCTTTAGGTGGGGGATATGTAGCTAATCACGTGAGTGGTCGGCAACAGGAACCTGCGAAAGATCGCGAGATATTTTGCCTCGTCTAACCAGACGGGAATCTCCCTGCTTAAGCTGGGAGAAGATGTCAAGAAAACACCAACACCAACACCAACACCAACACCAAAACAAGCGATAAAACATTTGATGACCAAGTACGGTAGCCATGATAAGATAGCTATAGCTGCTAATGTGTCCCGATCTACGGTACAAAAGATTGCTACTGACGAGATACAAAACCCAAGCTACAACACCATGCAAAAGCTGTTGAAAAAAACTTTTTAGGGTGTGCATACATGCAACACTTTTGAGTGTATAATCATCTAAATACTAGTAGGAGGAGTATGAAGATTGAGTAGCGAAGAAAAATGGAATCAACCAGACATTGTTGCAGAAGTAGCACTTAAAACTATTTCAGTTCGACAGTATTGCTCTGTAATGGAAATTAGCCATAACACACATTACCGATGGCTTGAAACTTACAACAATTATCGCAACGCATATGCACAAGGCTTGTGGAAGCGCATAGAAAACAACCTAAAAAATATCGAAGATATAGCAAACAATTCATCTGAAAAAGCAGCAAATGCAAGACTTGATGCGAGCAAAATGCTTTTGACTAGAGGTGAAAAGATGCTTGGCAGCATGGGTAAGGGTCATTACACGAGCGGAGACATCAAAGAACAGCTGATTAAAGTCGCTGATGATTATGCTGCTGGCCTTATCGATACTGAATTTGCTAATGCGATGGTTACTATCATTATGGCAAGAGCAAAAACTTATGAACTGATAGAGCTAAATCCGCTTGTAGACGCCGTTAAGAAGTTGACGGAGCAAAAATAATGGGTTCGTTGGCAGCAAAGAAAAAGATTTTGCAAGACTTTTTGGAAGCTGCTAATGCCGAACGCATGAGTGACGTAGAAGTAGATGGCTATGCACTATCAGTTGGCGATGAAAAATATAAGCCATCGAAAACTGCAAAACTGTTTCATGAAGATCAATCCCGCATAAGGTTAATTAAAGGCCCCTATGGTTCAGGGAAAAGCACACTATGCTGTGCTGATATTGTTTTTTGGGCAATGAGTATGCCAAAAATGCCAGATGGTGTTAGGCGTTCTAAATTTGCCTTTATCCGTAACACATACGGTGAACTTGAAACCACCACGCTAAAAACGTGGATGGATTGGTTTGAGGATTTAGGGCAAGTTAAAACCAAGGTAAAACCACCATATGTAAAGCACACGTTCAATGATACCGATGGCAAAATTGAACTTGAGCTTATCTTCTTGGCACTAGATAGACCAGATCACATCAAGAAACTCAAATCGCTCGAACTTACCGGGGCATACTTGAATGAAGCATCTGAGCTACCTAGCGTTGTCTTATCGCACATTATGACTCGTGTTAACCGATACCCTTCTCACCGTGTTGTTAAAGATTATCGTTATGGTGTGATTGCTGATACCAATCCTCCAACAACAAGGCATTGGATTTATAGGCAGTTTGAAAACAACCCTGCTGAAGGATTTAAAATATTTCACCAACCAGCTGGCGTATTTAAAAAAGATGATGGTTATATAGCCAACCAGAATGCAGACAACATAGAGAATTTATCGCCAAAATACTATCTTGATATGATCAAAGGACAAAGCGAAGAGTTTATCCGCGTGTATGCTATGGGCGAGTATGGCGTTATCCGCTCAGGTAAAGCGGTATATCCAGAGTACAACGATGATTTACACGGTGTTGACGCTCTAAAACCACTTACAGGGGTTCCAATTGATTTGGCATGGGACTTTGGTTTGACACCTTGTGTTTTGATAACCCAGACAGATACTTTTGGTAGATTACTTGTTTTGCGAGAAATCTGTTCTGAAAGCATGGGGTTAACTGGCTTCATTGATAACCTAGTCAAGCCAACACTTAAAAAACACTATGCTGATTTTGATATTAACGATTCTGTTGGCGACCCTGCTGGTTCTCAGCGTGCTCAAACAGACGAAACAACCTGCTATGAGGTTTTAGAGAAAAAGGGGCTACCCAGTCATGGTGCAGAAACACAAGCACCATTAAGGCGTATGGACTCTGTTAGACAACTGCTTAACAGTAATGTCGAAGGCAAACCTAAGATTCTCATTGATAAGACACATTGCCCAACCCTTCGTGATGGGTTTCTGGGTCTATACACTTTCGAAAAAATAAAAATAGGTACCGAAGAATCCTACAAAGAAAAACCGCTTAAAAACGAATACAGCCACATCCATGATGCACTGCAATACAGGGCATTAGGCTTTTACATGGATAACGAAAAACAAAATGATGATGAAGACGATTTCGATTATGGAATGCTGAACGACTATGGCCAAAGCATTGTAAATTTGGGGTGATGATATGACAAATACAATTGATCAGAATGCTAGTTTATGGGACAACATTAAAAACGCTAGAAAAGAAGCAGCAGAAAAGCATTCTCTGTATCATGAAATGCTTAACCAAGTATATGTTTCAAGCTTAACCAAAGATGATGAGGATGCGCTTAGCAAATCAATAGCCCCTAAATACAAAATGCCTATCATTGCGCCATTTGTTCGTAGACAGGTGGAAACGATTACTGATGGTATTCCGTCATTTACAGTGAAAACAAACGATCCTAATCAGCTAACCGAGGCAATGGCTGATAAATTAAATGTAGTTATTAAAGATCAGCTGGATCGTTCAGCATTTAAGCGCCAAAATTACAAAGTGATTCGTGACTCTATAGCGGGCGGCTTTGGTATTTACAAGATCAAGCTTGAATATGCCAACAAACTGAGTTTTGAACAAAATATACGCCTAGAGGCAGTTAGTAACCCAACCAACGTATACTTTGATCCATGCGCTAAACAAAATGACATGTCTGACGCATCCTTCTGCTTCACAATTGAGTGGGTAGAAGACGTTTTGTTAAAGAAAAAATACCCAAATGTTAACTTTGACTTATTACAGTTTGGGGGCGGTTCAGCATTAACAGAAAGAAGCGAAGGTGAAGACTCAAAGCGCAAAGAATTTGAGGTTTGCGATTACTATTATATTGAAACTGGGTATGCGAAGATTTACGAACTAGAAGGTGGTGAGGTTGTTTTCAAAAAGCCAGAAGATGCCAGTAGCATTGTTAGAACGCGTTTAACTGCACAAAAAACTTGCAAGTTTCAGCGTGTAGTGGGCAACCAAATTTTGGAAGAAGCCAAACTTCCATTTAGTACCATTCCTTTTGTTCAGGTTTGCGCGGAGGTTGTTATAGACGAAGATGACCACAAAACCATCGTCCCTTACGCGGCACCAGCCATTCACGCTCAGCGGTTAAAAAGCATAGCTACAAATTTGTATGCAGCCGCTGCTTTTGCAACGCCACCAGGACGTTTGGCTATCCCACAAGAAGCATTTGGCAATAAAAACACTCAAGAGATAATGAGGAGTGTTACAAGTCGCGATATTTTGGTTTACAAGCAATTTTCTAGTAAAGGTGGCATACAGACTCCAGTAAACCCGCCTCACTATATGACACCACCGCCAATATCACCCGAGTATGCAAATCTTGCCAACATATCCGATAATGTAATCAAGCAAACCCTAGGTGTTGAGTTTGATATTAATCAGGTTGGCAATATGTCCGGCAAAGCTTTGTATAATATGGCTGATTTTGTTAACAGTAATGTAAAAGGGTTTGTGGAATCCTTACTTGGTGCGCTAAAGCAATGTGGGCAATTATTCTTGGAAGGGTTAAAAGCAACGAATAGAGAGCTGGCATCAACCCCCACTGAAAATGCCGATATTATCGTGGAATCTGGCATTAACTATAAGCTTCAGCAGCAAGCTACACTTGAAATGCTAATGGAATTGGCACAGGTGTCGCCTACTTTTGCTCAGTTTATGGATAAGGAGGGCGTGAAGTTGATGCTTCAAAACATGGATCTAAATAGTAAAGCTGAATTAACAACTAGTTACGATGGTTTTGAAGAAGCACTTAAAAAGCAGCCTCCTCGAATACTGCCTCAGGTTCAAATGGAACAGCAAAAGATGCAAATGGAAGCACAAAAGCAGCAACAATCTTTTGAGCTAAAGCAACAAGAACATAATTTGAAAGCAGCTGAGCTGAATATAGAGACTCAGAAGCTGCAATTAGATGCAAAGCAAGCTGAAAATAAGGCTGCTAAGGATGCAACGGATTCATATTTGGACAAATACAAAGCTGAGATGGATCTGCAAATGGAACAATTAACTCATCAAATGAATTTACTACAGACCATCATTGCCCACTCAGGCAAGAATAACCATCAGGAGAATATGGCATGACTGAAGAATTGAAGAGCAAAAATGAGATTGTTGAAGGAAACAATGAGGCTATGGGTATGGAAGACCTTGGCGATAATGTTGATGCCCATAACGAATCATCTGATACACAGCAGTCTGAAGAACAGCCAGAAGAAAAAAGCCGAGAGGCAGTTATTCGTGAACGTACTTTAAAGCAAGCAAAATCTGACCCGCAGTTTGTTTTGGATGCGATGCAGCAAAATCCTGATGCTATGAACGCAGTCATGCATATGGCTGCGCAACAATTAACAGGTAATGAACAACAACCGTTTCCGCAAGTTGACCCGCAACAGCAAGCCATGCAGCAACAAGAAAATGCCCTGGCAATGAAAGCTAAAATGGCAGGAGAAGCCCAATTTGGTGATGACTGGCAAGAGAAAATGAAACATATCTCACCGCAGCATGATGATGTTCTTCGTGCAGTATTGCATTCAGACCCAAACGCACATGAAACCATCCATAAACTTGCATCTAACCCGAAAAAACTAGATGAGTTAGCACGCTTGCGTCCAGAACATGTATTGCCTGAGATTTACAAAATCAAGTATGCAAGTGCTAGCAATCAGCAAATGCCAGATTTCAAACCAATTGAAGAATTGCGAGGATCTGGTTCAGCTAAACCGACTGAAAGTATTGAAGACGAAATGACCCGATTGGCTCGTGAAATGAGAAATTAGTATTTTTATTGACAATCAGATATTTTTATATACAGTTAATCGTAACGCTTAGCGCGTTTCTCACTTCGTTAAAAAGTGGCGCTGCAACGGTTCTCGCTTATCCATTAAAAGTAGGGCAGCACTCTCTAGCTAAGCAAAACATACAACACAAGGTTCTCACTTCGCCTTAAAGTGGTCGTTTGTAAAGGTTCTCACTTACCCATAAAAAGTGGCAGCAAACAACAGTTCGTGTCGTATGTGTTAACGCAACCAAACCAGAGCAATGGTGCTTTGGTAGTTGTTAACCTTTGTTAGAGAGGAGTATTCTCATGGCTGTTATAGCTAATAATTTGCGTGCCGTCGCGGCGTATACCCAGCGAGCAATTGCGCTGTTTCGAATCAATTGTACTTTTGCAGAAAAATTTGATCGTTCTTTTAATGATTGGAACGTACCAGGCAACCGCGGTCCAGCATTGACCTTTAGTACGCCAAGCATGTTTGTTGCCCAAGATGGTTTAGAGGTTGATTTCAGTAAGAAATATACCGAAAACTTTGCCACCTTAACGGCGACAGAAACCAAAAATATCCCGCTAACGCTAAGCCATGAAGAATTAGCCACCTATCCATTAGAGCAAAGCATCAAAATGGGTGGTGAATCAGCAATGGCTGAGATGGCTACTGTGATTGATGGCTATTTGGCTAAGCTTGCCATGAATTCGCCATTTCGCTGGTATACCGATGCCAATTTCTCTGTAGTGGCACCAATTACTAAACCGACTGTTCAGAATCTTCGTCATGCTGTTGCAACATTTCGCGAGTATGGTTCTATGGCCAAGGCACATTGCGCTTTGCCTGTTTCAGCGGCAGTTGATATTTTAGACTCTGGTTTGCAGTTATTTACACCAATCACTAATGACAAAAGCATCGCTGGTTGGGAAATTGGTAGTTTAACCGGTGCGTCTAATGTGTCGTTCTACCAGAGCTATCATCTAGGAAAACACACTTCTGGTACAGCAGCAGGTAGCGAATTGGCAATTACGGCCGTTTCTGATACTACTTACACTATCCCAGGTACAAACATCACCAAACCCGCAACAAACGTAACGGTAACAGTGCCTTCTGGCAAGACTATCGTTGCTAATGACCTTGGTGATATTGGTCATTCCACTGGATTGCAAATGATTCGACCTGTCGGTCATGAAAAAATTGACATTGCACCACAGATTCGTGTTGTTGAAGCCAGCAATGCAAGTGCTACTAGCATTGTGCTTAAGGTATTTCCTGCCTTACTGGCACCTAATGACGGCATTATTGAGCCTGACACCAACATTGCACGTCCAATCGCTACTGCTACCGATAAGTTACGTATCGTTGGTGATCATAAGCGTGGTGTTATTTGGTTAAATGACTATGCCAAGTTTGCAATGCCCAAGTTGCCTGGTATGAAGCCATTCCCAAGCCATACTGCATCTGATCCTAACTCCGCTATATCTGTGCGCATGTACACAGGTGCTCAATTCGGTAAAGGCCAGAGTGCTTCTGTCTTGGATTGCTTGTATGGAGGAACTATGGTGCCAGAAGGCGGCATGATCGTCTGCTTACCTGCATAGTAATATAGGTTAAGCAGCCATGTTGGTATCAACCCTCATTGTAGACGCCTACCGCTTAGGGAAAATATTGCCAGTGGTAGGCGCCAACCCTAATTCAGAGCGTTTAACTGACGGTTTACGGCTGCTTAACTACATCATCGATGAGATGAATATTGATGGTAGAGAGGTGGTATTGAATGCCTCTCTTACCATTGATAAGCTAACCACCCCTTATCCATTAAAAGGGTGGATACAAATTAGTTCAGCAACGTATCGCATAGGTAGTGTCGAGACACCTATTGATATTGTTGGCTTAGATGAATTCATGGGGACAGCGTATATTCGCAATGTTAAAAGCATCCCTTACATTGGGTATTTCCAGCGTTCAGATTTAGACGGGTTTAACCTTAATTTTTACTTTGACCCTGACGAAAAATATCCCGTAACCATAAATGGATTAAAAGCTGTTGATGAGTTAACTCTTAACGACAACATTGATACAAAAGCAAAGATATACAAAGTCTACTTACTTGAACGGCTAATTCGTGATTTACGTGCTTACAACAGTAAGCCAGATGATGCCAGAAATGTTGCTGCTATAGCAAATATTGAAGATAAGCTCAGCAACATAAAAGACGTCAACACCATGGTAGAGTGTTCTCCGTTTGTGAGTGGTTCTGGCGATGTTATTGATACATTAGGAAAAGCCGGCTATGAGGCCAATGTGCTTCAAGGATGGCGCCCATGACTTGGAAGCCTATCAATATCACATCTGGGCATAACCCAAGTCGCTACCCACAAGTTACTAATGCTCAACTGCATAATTTTTATGTCTCAAACCAAGAGTCAGGGGCATGTTTATTTCCAACGCCAGGCTATAAAGTAATTAATAAAACGTTTGAGGATAAGAACCCTAGGGGTATTTTTTATAGCACTGTTTTTGGAGGTGTTATCGCTGTATTTGATAGGAATATCTATTTATTTTCAGATATAACAGGCACATCAACAAAGTTAAATCCTGATTTGCCACTTGAAAAAGAGACTGGCACCATCTTCATTGAAGAAAATGAAACGAACCAGGTCGTATTTAGTGAAGCTGGCAGCGTTTATGTTGCCATAAAAGGTGATAAAACAACTTTCCAAAAAGCTCCTATACCGCAGGATGTCGTTCCTACTAATGTCATATATTTGGATACGTATTTCATTACTACAGACCGCTTGACTAATAGATTTTACATCTCTGGTAACAATACTGCATTAACCTGGAATCCATTGGATTACTCTGTTATCAACAGCAAAGCAGTTGGTGTTGCCACTATTAATCGGCAGTTGTTGGTATTTGGTGAGCAGGAAACAGGTGTATTTTACGATGCCGGTGTTAATCCATTTCCTTTTAGACGCACAAATACATTTTCAATTGAATATGGCTGTTTGTCTGTTGAATCGATAGCACAAGGCTTTGGCATGGTCTGTTGGTTGGCAACAAATAAGCAATCAGACCCAGTATTGATGATGAGCTCAGGTGGTAAGCCTAAAAGTTTAGCCAGTGAGAATATCGATTTTAAGATCGCGGATTTAAAGAAACCTGAAAATTGTGATGCGTTTATGTATCAATCAGATGGTCATGTTTTCTATCAGATTAATTTTTATTCTGATGATGTGTCACTACTTTACGACTTCACTACAAAAAAATTCAGCGCCATAAGCGAAAAAGACACCAGTATATCAACACCCAATACAAGCATTACCAAGATGAGTAGTGTGCAGTATTTAACAACGTCGGGTAACAAAGCCTATTGTCTGCTCCGTAGTAAACCTTATATCCATGAGTTTTCTAACAAGATTGCCACAAGCAATGGCGTTCAGATACCAAGATCGATAATAACCAATAATTTGTATCAAAACGACTACGTTGAAATAGCAGAGCTAAGAGTATGGGCACAACAAGGGATTTATAAAAACCCTGATAACTTGGCTTATGTTCGTTTGTCTGTAAGTGATGATGGTGGAGTCACTTATTCCGAACTTAATCAGGAGAAACTTTCTCAACTTGGAGACCGGAATGCTTTTGTCATATACGGGCCGTTAGGATCATCATATAGATGGACATTTAAATTCGAGTTCTTTAGCGACACTCCTGTTGTCTTTATGAGCGCTCAAATGAGATTGGGGAGCATGTAATGAAGACACCTATATTCAACTTATCAGAAAACTGGCAACAAGATGGTGAGCTTACAGATAGCGCTGGCAATTTCATATCAAATCTTGTTCAACAGTTACAACTTAATTTGCCTGATGATGGGTACATTATTCCAAGCGTAACTAACGAAAACATTCAAAAAATGCAATCTGAAAATAAAGATAATGGTTCTAGAAATTATGCATATTTTCAAACAAAACTTGTCCATGATTCGACTGATAATATGTACAGAATTAATGATACCAAGGGAAAATTCTTAGCCATTCAAACAAAGTTAAGTAAAAAATGGGATGCCACAAAGCCTTGGGTTAAAGATGACAAAACACTTACGCAAGATGCAATTGACTTTCTTGCGCAACTAGTTGAGGAGAAAAGCTAATGTTTGGCGGATTATTTGGCGGTGGAAGCAATCCATACGATAGTGAAATTGACACTTATAATAAATTTCCAGGGCATGCCATGCCTTATATGCATAATGGTGAATGGGCTTCAGGTGCGTATCGAGGTGCTATCTCTAATTTCCTAAAAAACGATGGTGTTGATTATGAAAACAACGTCATGTCTCAGTATCAAGAATCGCCATGGGCTAAATATCAAACTGGTGAATTGACTAATGCAGCCAATAAAGCTGCTGCGGCAGGCGGTTATGCAGGAACACCACAAGAACAAGAAGCTTTGGCTGGAAAATTGCAAGGCTTAATAAGCCAAGACCAGCAAAAATTCTATAACAATGCTAAACAGCCGTATGAGTTTGGTACTCAACAAGCTGGCAATCAAGCTGGCCAAGGTTTACAGGCTAACAGTCAATATTGGAATTATTTAAAAGCGTTGGCCCAAGCTCAAATGGGTCAACAAGGATGGAATAGTGCCAATAGGGGGCTTGGTGGATTTTTAGGTGGCATTGGAAATTTAGCGGGTTTAGCAGGGACTGTGATGGGTATTCCTGGAGTACAAGGATTGCTTGGAATGGGTGGTGGTTCTGCATTAGGTGGCATGGGTGGAATGATGGGCGGCATGAGTAATGATGGCGGTATTACTTCCGCCGGAAATGCATTTTTTGGGGTGTAATAATGTTAGGACAAGCATATTTATCAGGACAATTGGGTGGTGAACGAGCAAATCCACTTACTGTAGGAATGAATGCATTACAAAATAGTGCAAATGCCGGAATGTCATTAATTAAATTGCTGCAAGATCCTACTCGTTTTAATAATCAGCAAGATCAAGAAAAGGCAATAACAGCTGCACAATTGCTAAAAAACCAATACATGCCCCAACATTTTAATGACCAACACCAAACATCATTGGCCAATTTACTAGGCAGGCAAATACAGAACCAATATGCTCCACAATTACTATCGGCACAAGCAAAGCAAGCACAATTTAAAGCAAACAATCCAGACTTGTATGTGCCTCAATCTTTGGCCGAAACGTTAAGAATTGCACAGCAACACCCAGAATTAATACAATCAAATAACCAAAGCATGAATCAAGCTCCTAAAGGAAGTTTAGGGGCAAACCAAGCTCCACAAAATAGCCAGCCACAATCTCTTGATGATTATGTTAATAATTATGTTGCTCAGCAAGCTTCCGGGGTGAAGGGTTCTACAACACCGCTTAGTAGCCCTAACCCATTAGTCAATGCATTTCTACAGAAAAACTACTCCACAAGACCTAACTACGGTGCTTACAGGTTAAAAATGGCCCCATGGCGGGCAATGCCTGCACAAGATAGGGCGCAAGCGCTAGCTATTGCTAGAGGTATGGGGGTAGATGGTACGCAAGCATCTAAATTCTTTTCTAATGGCGGCTCGTTAGATAACTTGGCTCAGCACGCGGGAGTAAAAATATCGGACGTCGACCCAATTTATTCTTTAGGCACAACAACAAAAAACAACTTGCAGCAAAGAAAAGTGGCTTTAGCCGGAGTTAATAGTTTGTCAAAAAACATAACAGAAGCGATGGCCCCATATTCACGAAAATTTTTAGGTTACAGTCCGTCTCAAATCGTATTAGCTATTTCAAATGAAGATCCTGGCAAACAAGCTAAATATTTAGCTGGGTTGATGCTTTCTCCAGAGCTTGGTGCAGCAAGAGCACGTGCGTTTGGCGGTTTAGCTGGTGAGGGTTTGGTTAACGAAATCCAAAACAAAAGCATGCTAAACGGAAGAACTTTTCAAGCCCTGGTGTCTCCGGAAGTATTTACAAAAGCTCAAAAACTTGCTGATGCATGGATTCAACAATCCTTTAAGAAAGAAGTTTCAGCCGTTAACAACCCTTATAAAACCAGACTTGGGAAACTTGATTATAAAAACTCAAGTGGGCAAGAAAAATCTAATGCTGATAGTGATCCACTGGGGATTATGTAATGAATATACAGCAGTTTAGAGCAAAATACCCACAATACAATGCCCTGTCTGATACCGACTTGGCAAACAAATTATACGCAAAATACTATTCTCGTATTCCAAAGGATGAGTTTGATACTAAATTCTTAGGTGCTCCAAAAACATCTATTATGGACAAGGTTAGTCACCTTATTGGTTCCGATGGAAGCCTTGGAGGGCAAATATCAGATTTCCTGGGTGGTATAGAAAACCCTATAATTAATGCTGTCAATCTTGCACCGGAAGCAGAACGTTCTATTGTTAATGCTGTTGGTTTGCCAAAATTAGCAATACCAAACATTCCCAATATACCTACAGAGAATAACACAGCAAGTTTGGCTGGTAATGTCGTCGGTTCTCTACTTCCTTTTGGGGCAGCGGCAAAAACTGTAGAAGCAGCAAGAGGATTACCTGCATTATTAAGCGGTACGGAAAGATTGGCGGCTCAACCAACAAAGCTATCCAATATTGTAGAAGGCGCAACCAGTGGTGCTTTAGGCGGTGCAGCTTCTAACCAAACTGGCAGTCGAACTGAGGGTGCTCTAGGTGGGGCGGTTGGAGGATCTATTGGAGGTGCTTTTTCTCCAGTAGCTAAAAGTATTGAGACACCCTCATTAAATGATATTCACGAATTAATCGCCAATAAACATATTGATTTACACAATCAAGCAAACCAGATTTATAAACAAACTGCAAAGGCGGCAAAAACTTTTGACGAGAAGAATCCTAATGCGATTACAACGCCAGCTTATACCCAAAAAGCTCAGGATATTCTAGATCAGATTCAAGGTGAAAAAGGTGCTCCGTCCATTTTAGATACTGATATTAAAAATGTTGTAAGTTCCATCGCCAAAAAACCACAAGATACAGTCAGTGGCCTTCTTACAGAAAGGCAGAAGCTTAATAATGTGTTAAGTAAGCCAGGATTAGATAATGCTTCCAAGTCTATGATTAATGATTTAAAAGGAGCTGCACAAGATGATTTGGCAAATTTACCCGATAACTTAAAAGACCCAAGTTTAGCTTCGGCAAAAAACGGCTTGTCAGAGCTGCAAGCTCCTTATGAAAAAGCAAATGCATTATGGGCTAAAATGAAAGGTTTGGCTGGAAAGAACCCTACAAAAAGACAGCAAGACCTAATGCATAATCTTGTAGGAGCAAATGATTATGATGATGCAGGAAATATTATAGGGAATTCATTAGATAGGGCTGCATTTGATAAGCTTTATTTATCAAAACCATCAAATGGAAGCGCATCTAGAAATTATGAAAACTTGACGAATGCATCTGATATAAACAAAAACATCGTAGCGCACGCTATTAAAAACGAACCGTTTAAAAATGAAACTGACGAAAAGGCTTTTCACAAGTTTTATAGGTCAGTATCTAAAGATCAAAACGCCAAAAATTGGTTATTTAGCCCAAACGAACAGAATATCTTAAATAAAGCCGTTAATAAAAAGCCGTCCAAGTTCTCATGGCCAATATTTTTAGGCTTAGAGGCCTTGTCTCATCACTCTGGTATTCACCCGCTTGGAGCAACTTTTCCAGCTTATTTAGCAGCTAAAGCTGGATCAAAAGGACTTAATCAATTATTATCGCGAGGAGTTCAACCAAATATGTTGGAAAATGTTAGCAATAATATTAACTATAGCCGGAGTGGCAATAGTGGCTTGGGAGCTTTACAAGAACGGGGATTAACTGCCCTGTTAGCCGGTTTGGGTTCTTCAATAGGAGGACATCCAAATGGCAATTAGTAACAACAAGTTAGTTTTATCGCCTACTTTACAACAGAATTTTATCGATCCTAATACGCGATTTCCTGCGCTTGGCAAGGTTTATTTTTATAAGGCAGGCACAACCACGCCAAAAGCGGTATATCAGCGCTCTAACGATTCTAGCAACCCTTATGCACCAACTCCTAACCCAATCACACTTGATGCATCTGGAAGTTTGTCTTACGACATCTTTTTCTACCCACTTGACGAAAACGACCCAACAGTAAAGGAGCTGTATGACGTTTACGTTAAAGATATGAATGACGTTGAGATATTTAAGCGGCTTAACTGGCCACCTATTGATAATGGTGTAACAACTGGCAATATTGCTGGTGATTTCGTAGTTAATGGTCAGTTTAACTACCCAATTCAATTCTACAATCCTCCAAAAGATGCTATAGGCCAGATTGATAATAAAACTACGGCTGTATGCTTTGGCTGGGAATATGAAACGGATGCTAACTTATTGGTGACAGATAGGTTTGTTACTTTTGAGGAGGTACTCAAGGATACATTCAACAATCTGCCTAAATACTTAATCACACTTGATGCTCTAGCTATCGATAATAACGAATCTATTAACCGTTTGAGCCAAAGGTTAGGGCCAGTTGAAGATTTATCTGGAAAAACAGTTACTTTCGCATTTGACGGGATGGATGAAAACGGAGATGGTATTGAAATTGATCTGGTATTAGAGCGAAATTACGGCAATCCCGCAGACGGAGCAAGTGCAACTGAAACCATTAAAATTGATAGTTTTACGTTGCGATCATCGCTGACTCAGTATGTCAAAACATTTGATGTTCCATCACTAAACGGAAAGACTTTAAAAGGTGATACAAGTTTAACTCTTAGGTTTGAACTACCCTTGCAAAAGGCGGTTAAAATATCATTAACCAGCGTTATAGCTCGATTGGGAGGCATAGAATCTCCAGAGTTTTTTAATTTGCCAGTAGCGTTGCTAAATGCACAGATTATTGGTCAAGGTATAGACTTGCAGCAAAGATCAGCAGCCGATAATTTTGCAACGCTGTCTTACTACAATGGTGATTTCTTCTTCCAGGCTAAAACTGGCACATATGAATTGTTAGATATAGATGCTGCTAAAGCAAAACAGAATGTCATTATCCTAACAGATGCAGATCAAAACATACCTGCTAGAGGGGCTAATAAATATGGCATTCCTTATGCAAATTTATACAACATTTTTGGGACAAAATGGGGTTCTGAGGGGGACCTTGAGGTAACAAGTGATAAGACATCCTTGACGTTCACTTCGCTAACGGATGGGCCACCTATTTCGACTGATGCTTTCTCTATCGGCAACACCGATTGGGAGCTCACGGAAGTCGAAAAAGCCAATAAGTTTGGTATTAAGGTTACTAAGAAATCAGCTTCACCTGCTGTGCTAGAATTTGAAGCAGCGGAAAAAGGTATTTTCTCTAACCCTGTAGCTTCTAGTATAGGTTGGGCGGATGGTGGCGATCGAGGCGGATTTTATTATTCGTATAGCTCTGATGGACATATTGACTCAAAAACTGGGAGACCCTCGGATCATTTGTTGCTAAGTGGCCATAAGCTATACACTGGTGGAGGTGGAGAAGGAAGCCCACCTAGTTTAGATAACAGATTTGTACTTAACCCTAACGATGTATTCAGTGCAACAGATACGGTAAAGGGTGATGAAAATACCGCATGGAAATCAGAAATTACATTTTTATCTTCTAGTATTTCTGATTATAAAACGGAGTTTGTTACAAAACGTGTCTATACTTTAAGTAATATTTTTGATAAGTATGCCTGCGATCTAAAATATAACGCCAATACAATATCATATTCAACAAATGCCTATAATGTAGGTGGTACTTATGACATCCAGTACCCAACGGGCGTATCATCTCCAGATAAGCTTTTGATTTCGTTTGAAGTTGATGGAAAATCATCAACAAGTGCGATAAATGCTGAAGTTATTGCTAAAGTTAAAGTTAAATCATCAGATACAATCAACACGCTTTTAGACAATACAGTTAAAGCAGTAAACAATCCATTTATTGAAAAATTCGCGCCTGGCACATTTAAAGAAAGCACTTGGATTGGTTTTGGTTCTACAACAAAAAAATATTATGTATTTTTTAAGGTAGATGGCGTTGGTACTGACCCAACACCCTCAGGTAGAGAATCTGCTGTTAAAACTGGAATTGATTTAAATTCTACTGATTCGGTCGAAACTAATCTTAAAAAAATAGCTGAAGCAATTAAATTGGATAATTTTACCGTACCAGCAGTAGATAAAATTTTTACCATTCCAACCGCTGCAGCCGATAATGTTGTTGGTGTAGTTTATTTATAAGGAGGAGAACAATGGCAATCGAAAATTTTAATATAGGGCAATCGAGCAATTACATACCAAACTATGCGCTTCCATTGTCGGATTCTGCGGTAGTTAATTTGGCAGCGAATACAGATACTACGGTAAGTATCCCAAGTGATGCAGCCAACGTATTGATTTCGGCGACAGATAACATTTTTGTAGGCTCTAGCACGATAACACTACCTGCATCTGGAAGCAGTGCGACAGATAACGTTTTTGTAGGCTCTAGCACGATAACACTACCTGCATCTGGAAGCAGTGAGATGCACAACGTCAGATTAAACCCTGAGGTAGTTAGCTTAAAAGGGTTGACACAGCTTCACGTGTTAGCGCCTAACGCTTGCTATGTGACATTAACATGGTTTAGGAATGCCAATGAGTAGTTTTAGTAGTTATCGCAGTTTGTATCGCCGATTTAGTGGTTGGTTTTCTTTTATAGGCAATTTGCCAAGAGTACCAATAGCAGCATGGCGTGATGAGTCAACTTATGTATGGCGAGATGAGAGCAACCAATATTGGACAGAATCTTAAGGAGGATGTATGCCTATTTTAACGACAACAGAAAAAGCTGGTTATGATACTGTTGTGACTGACGCTGTAAGAAAATCAGATGTTATCAACAATTTAACGTCAACCGATATAGAAAAACCCTTATCTGCCAATATGGGTAAAACTTTAAATGATAGTTTATCAGGTTTTAGAGATCCATTAAATTCAGAAGTAGATTACAAAAGAGTTATTAATTCAAAAAGATGGAGTCTTATAAATTTAAGTGGATTAATATCAATTGAGAATACTTTTGGTGTTACACAAGGTTATATTGAACAGTTACTTAGAACAATGGAAAATGCAAAAGAATTTTATTTTGATAACAGCTCTATTGTTAATAAATATTTTAGATTCAATTATATGCATGATATTTGGATGAAGAGTGTAACTCTTTTGCTAGATAGAACAGCTACACTTTCAGTTGGTATAAAATGGCAGGCATCATCTGATGGTACAACATGGATTGATATAGGAAATACTATTACTGTTTCAATTCCAGCTAATGAATCTTTAAATTTTGTAGGTCAATATGAGATAAAAATATCAAATATAGCCACTAAAACACAAAATTATAAATATTGGAGAATTTTTGGTGAAAGTGGAAATACCACATCATCTCCATATGTTAATCTTATATTTCCTGAAATAGAATGAATAAGTAAAATACTAGAAGGATATTAAAAATGGCAAGAATATATACTTTTATTGCCATTGTTAGTATAGGTATATTATTGCAAGGATGTACTGCATTATCTGCATTAAAGGCATTTACAGGTTCTGGTGAGAGCACTGATAAATCAGTTAATGTTGAAGCTAATATAGCAGCTAGAGATAACAAGAAAGCCATTATTAGTGCAGACACTAGTGAATCTTATACAAATAAAGGAAATGTGACACAACATGGTATTAAATTCAAAGATGGTTCATTGTCTGATCTTATATTATCTAGTGGAATAGGTGGGGTTGATCTTCTTGTAGCACTATTTATTTTAATGGTGACGAAAATTATTTGTTTTTATCTTACAATGCGACAGAAAAATATTGAAAAAAAGCTCCAAATTAAAACTTTAAAACTTGAGAAAGAAAAAAATATATAAATCATATTTATTTAAAATTATGTATAATAGTATTTTATTTATGCTAATTTAATATGAAAAAGTTTTCATTATTAATTTTTTTATTGTTATTTGCAAAATGTTGCATATATGCAAATAATAAAAATGATAATTCAGTTGATATTAGTTTGGACAAAGACACCTATATTCTTCCATTCTATTATACTCAATCTCCAAATTATTCTGTTTACAATGGAAATACTCCAAGTGGACAAAAAATAAATAAGTTCGAATTTAAAGGGCAATTTAGTTTAAAA